GGGACGATGTCTTCGCGGTAGCGGATGCGCATGCTGACGCGCGCGACGGACGCTTCGGCGCCGGCCTTGATGCTTTCATTGGCGGAGCTCAGTCCGTTCGGGTTGCGGATGTCGGCCCAGACGGTGGCGACATCGTTCCAGGTTTCAACGGGCTGGCCGGCGGCGTCCTGAGTCGTGGTGCGGCTCTGGAGGGTGATGCGGCGGTTGAGTTTGCCGGTGCGCATCAGTAGCTCGTGAAGTTATGCACGCGGTTGGCGGCGACGAGGCGGTCGATGTGCGGCATTTCGACGAAGTCCTCGCCGGTCGCGATGGATTCCCGATGCTCGTAGGCGGTGCCGATCGACAGGAGCATCCAGGCTTTGACGTCGGCCGGGACGCTGGCGGCGTCGGTGTGACCGCAAACGAATCGCACCTTGACGGCGTTGATCTGCTGCCGCGTGGACGGCCAGGACTTTCCGTAGGCCGGGACGATGCGGGGCGGGGCGCTGGCGGTGTCGACCAGGTATTCGCTGGCGGCGAGCGTCTGGGTGGCGCCGTCGGTGTCGGTGTAGGTGATGCTGGTCACCGACTGGAGCGGGCTGCGCGGCAGGATGATCTCGGCGGCGGGGAAGGCGTCGAGGTAGAGGTCGAGCGTTTGTGTCATCAGCGCCAGGCTGGTCGCCGCTTCGGCCGAAGCCCTCGCGCTGGCGATGAGCAGCGGCAGCATGGTTTCGTACTCATCGAGGCGCAGGTGCTCCATGACCTGATCAACAGTCAGGGGCTCGACCGTTGGCGCGGCGTAGGTCTTGAGCGCGGGCATGCTGGCTTACTCTTCCGAGGGCGGCGCAATGGTGTTGGCATTGGCCTTGGGCTTCTTGCCACGACCGGCGGCGGCGACGTTGCCAAGGTGCGCGGCGGCTTGCTGCTCGGCGCTTTCCAGGGGGCGGGCGATGGCGGTTTCGGGCATGCGCCGGGTGACTTCAATGGCGTAGCCGCCGGCAATGAGGGCGGCGCCTTGGTCGTCGTCGATTTCGCGCTCGGCGCCGGGCGGGAAGGTGCCCGCCGGCCCGGCCATGAGGGTGATGTGCTTGATTCGCATGTTGGCGGTTACTCCATGACGATGTGGAAGGCGCCGGTCTTGGCGTTGCCGCCGGAGCCGATGACGATCTTGACGCGGTCGTTGGCCAGGGCGATCTTATCGAGCACGGCAGAGCCGCCGCCGGCGTAGAGCGCGGCGACGCCTGCCGTGGTATGCGTGGCCTGGCGCGGGGCGACGGTGGCGCTGGCATTGACGTCGCTTTGCGTCCAGAGGGTTTCCTCGGTGGCTTCGGCGGTGATGGTGAAGTCGACGCCGGCGGCGAAGTCGGTCTTGACGTACCGAATCTGCGAGAGCTTGCCGGTGAGGACGGGGGAATAGGCGGTGGCCGTTCCATCCGCCGCGGTGGTGACGGCGACGACGTGACGCTCGGCGTGACTCATGATCAGTTGGCCGCGACGATGCCGACGCCTTCGAGCGCGGCTTCCATCGCGGCGCAGCGGGCTTGCAGGTTGGCGACGACGGACAGCAGGGTGTTGCCTTCGTCCTTGGTCTTGAAGCCGAAGCCGCCGGTGTCGGTCAGGTCTTGCAGGGCGTAATCCGGCGTGCCGGGCGCGGTGTGGGTGATGGTGGTGAGCTGAGCGTCCAGCGCGGAGGCTTGCGTGCCGTCTGCGGTGATCTTGCCGCCGGATGCGATGACCAGCTCGTCGCCGCCTTGTTTCATGTAAACCTTGGCTGCTACGGTTGTGTCTGCCATGGGATTCTCCTTCTTGGGTTACGGTGCCGGGCCTGGGTGATTTCCCGCCAGGCCCGGCGGTGTCGTGACGGGTGTCAGGACGGGAATCAGGCAGCGACGCCAAGGCCGAAGGCGCTGGCGATCACGGAGGCGGCCTGGGTGGTCGGCTTGTTGGCCGCGCTGTACTGGATGGCGATGATGCCGCCGACGACGGCGTTGGCCGTGGTGCGCGTGAGTTCGGCGAACACGTAGCGCAGGGTCGGCCGGTAGACGTCGACGACGAGTGCCTTGCTGTCGGCATCGGCGGCGCCGGCGGTGAAGGCGTCGGTGGCTTTCTGGGTGACGGGCGTCGGTGAGCTGGTGCTGTTGGCGCTGTTGGCCTTGGCGGTCAGGGTGAGGACGCTGGTCGCGGTGACGTCGCCGGTGAGGGCGATGAACATGACGCCATCGTAGCCGCTCATGTCGAGCACGTCGGAGGTGACGGCGGTCTGGGCGGCCGTGGCGGCGGCGGCGACGACGGTGATTTTCACGTCTTTCGAGAGATTCATGATTCGTTTCCTTATCGAGTGGCGGATGCGGCCGGCGATTCGCCGGCCGCGGGCGCGGTTGGGTTGCTGGCTTAGGTGCCCAGCTTGACGCGGACGAAGGCTTCGGCGAGGACGGGCATGCCGTCGGATTCCATGCGACCGATGAAGCCGGTCTGGTTGGTTTCGGCATACAGCTCGACGAGGCGCTGGATCTGCATGTCGAGCGCGTCGGCGATCCAGTAGTTGCTGAAGTCGCCCAGGGCGCCGACGTACTGGCTGGCGGTGAGGGTGCTCGGGGCGTACTCGGACATCATGACCGGCAGGTTGAGCAGGCGGTCGGGCTCACCGGCGCGCACGGATTCGCGCCAGAGGTACTGGCCTTCGCCGTCCTTGAGCTTGGCGATGACGGCCAGGACGTCGCGATGGAAGAGCCATTCGGCCTTGTTCCAGTATTGGCCCTTGAGGCCGAACTTGGCGGAGATGAGGCCGTCGAAGGTCGGCGCGGTGGCGGCGTTACCGGTGGCGACGTCACGCGTGGTCGGGATGCCGTCATTGCTGGCGGTGAAGATGCCGAGCGGCTGGTTGGCGCCCGTGCCGGTGAGGAAGGCCTTTTCCTGCGAGATGGCGAACTTGTAGGCGAGGCGTGCCATGACCAGCGCTTCGGTGCCGGGCACCTGACGCAGCAGCTTGTTGCTGATCTTGATGCGCTTGGCGAGCGGCGAGGGCTTGAGTTCGCGCTTGCCGAAGGACATGGTGCTGTCTTCGCTGCCGGTGGCGATTTCGGAGGTCCAGTCGGCATCGGCCGGGTCTGCGGCCAGATTGGGGGCGCCGAGCGACGCGGCGCTGGGGATCTGGTGCTTGGTGGCGCGCTGGCGGATGAAGACGGCGTCGTCGACGGCCTTGATGAGGCCGGCGACCATTTGCTCGGGCATGACCATGTAGCCGCCGCCGGTGTCGGAGTCGGCCTGCAGGGCGCGGATTTCGGAGGCGTCGAGCGCGTCGCGGCCGCCGACGATGTATTTGCGGAAGGCGGCGCGGTATTCGTCGGTGCCGCGCGCGCCGGCCTGGCGTTGTTCGCCGCCGGTGGCTTCTTCACGCTTGCCGGCGTCCTTGTGGCGCAGGGCCGCCTCGGCGGATTCGCGCTCGACGTCGGCCATGCGCTCTTCGCGCTCGATCTGGGCGCGCAGGTCGTCCTGCTTGCCGATCAGCTCTTTCCACTTGACGTCTTCGTCGGCGGTGAGGCTGCGCTTTTCGGATTCGGCGGCGTCGAGGATCTGCCGGGCGTCATGGACGAGTTTGCCGCGCTGTTCGCGCAGGGCTTTCAGTTTCTGAGGCATAAGATTCTCCTGTGAGGTGCCGGCGGCGTTGAACACCGTGAGGCATCCGCCGCCGCCGGCTTTGGCGGAATGCCGAGAAAAGAAAAGGCCGCCGTGGTTGCCCAGGGCGGCCGGTATTGAAAAGCTGTCGATTCAGTCGATGAGTGCGAGCCTCATGCGGCGAAGTTGCATGGCGATCTGGTCGAAGGTCGGCGCGGGTGGTATGTCATGCGCTTCCTGCGCGGCGCGGAGGCTGCGCACGGCGACGTCGGTTTGCGGGTAGGCGGGATAGGTGACGGGGGAGACGTCGAATAGTTCGACCTCAAGCAGGGTGCGTACCCATTGGCCGTCGACCTTGGCCCATTTGTCGCTGACGGTATAGAAGCCGAAGCTGCATTGGTTGACGTCGCCGCGGGCGATGGGGGCGAGGACCATGTCGCGGATGAGCTGGGTTTCGGGGGCGTCGACTTCGTAGTAGAGGCCGGCGCTGTCTTCAGATAGGCGCAGGGTGCCGCTTTTGTTGCGGCCGAGCACGTAGTTTGGGTCATGGTTCCAGAGGGCGCGCACGTCGGCGCTCTGGATGCTCTTGGCGAAGGCGCCGGGGGCGATGCGCTCGCGGAAGCCGCCGAGGTCTTCGGACATCTGGTCGAACTTGGCGGCGTGGCCGGCGATTTTTTGGCCGCTGTCGGTGGCGACGGCGCGCAGTTCGCCGATGACGATGCGGCGCTCTTCAGTCTTGGTTGCCATTGGCGGCTCCTTGGGTTTTCTGGCCGGCGGCCTTGTTGAGCGTGTCGAGTAGCTGGATCATGGCCATGTTGGTCTGGACGGTGTATTCGTCCATGCCTTCGGCGGCGCTGGGGTTCTTGCCTTCGCTGATGCGGACTTCGTTGCGGCTGAAGACGCCGTTCTGGAGCATGGCGCCGTTGAAGGCGGCGCGGGCGGCGGAGTCGCCGCGCATGAGGCCGTCGAGGTCGAACCAGATGCAGTGTGTTTGTCGGCCGGTTTCGCTGAGCATGTCGCGTTCCATGGCTTCTTCGCGGCGCACGGTTCCGGGGCGGACGGTGTGGATGACGTATTCCATGCCCTGGTGCTCGATGTTGTTGTTGGTGGAGCGGTCGAGTTCGGAGAGCATGTGCAGGGGGACGCCGAAGATGCGGGCGATTTCGGCGATCTGCATCTTCCGGGAGTCGAGGAATTGGGCGTCTTCGTTGGTCATGCCGAGGGCTTGCCATTCCATGCCGTCTTCAAGCAGTGCGGTGCGGCCGGTGTTGCGGACGCCGCTGTAGGCTTCTTTCCAACTTTTGAGGAGACCGCTTCGGGCGACGTCGTCCTTGAGGTGGCCGGGCATTTTGAGGACGCCTCCGAGGCGCGTGCCGTTGGCGAACAGCCGCGCGCCGTGTTCTTCGGTGGCGAGGGCGAGGCCGATGGCTTCGCGGCAGGCGCCGATGGGCGATAGGGGGGTGATGCCGTCGGCGCCGGTGGTGAGGCCGTGCATGAAGTGCATTTCGTGTTGCAGGATGATGCGGCGCGGGCCGTCGAGCGGGGCGTATTCGAAGGCGAGGCGGCCATCCGGGGCGCGGAAGGGTCGCACTCGATCGGGGTGCAGCGGCAGTAGTTCGGCGACGGCTTTGCTGCCGGTGGCGATGATTTCGGAGTAGCAGCGGCCACGCAGGGCGAAGTGACCGGACATCATTTCGCGCCATTCGAAGCTGGTTTGCCAGCGATTCGGCTGCCGCGATAGCACGGCGTCCAGCGGGTGTTTGCGGTCGCGTTCCTTGCCGCCGTTGTCGAGCTGGCGATAGACGCCGAGCGGAAGGCTGGCGTAGGTTTGGGCGAGGATGCTGACGGCGCGATAGACGGCGGTGACGCGCATGGCGCTGTCGGCGGTCACGGAGAGTCCGCTGGCTGAGTTGGCGGCGCCGAACCATTCGGCGAGCACGGGGTCGCGCGGGTGGGCAACGGCGCTGCGCTGTTCTTCCATGCGGGAGAGGATGCCCATCAGCGGCGGGCTCCGATCCAGAAGAGGGTTGCGCCGACGCAAATCCATGCGGCGGGCGGGTAGATGGCGCTCAAGCCGTGGCCGACCATGGACAGCCCGACGCCGACGAAGATGTCTCGCGCGTCGATGTGTCTGCTGATGTGGTTGAGCAGTTTCTTCATGTCAGACGAGGATGATTCCGCGTTCGTTGTAGATGCTGGCTTCGTTTTCTTGCTTTGCCATGGCTCTTCCGGCGGCCATGATGGCGGCGACGACGCCGTCGACGCGTCCGATGGCTTTTTCCTTGGCGACTTTTCGGTTTCCGGCCGGGTCGCTGACGATGACGGCGTTGGCTGCGCACCAGGTCATGACGGGGTTGCCGTTGTGTTTGATGGTTCTGCTGAGCAGCAGGCGCTCGAATTCGTCGACCGCGGGGGCCATGTCCTTGAAGCCTTGTCCGAACGGGGCGAGCGGTAGGCTGATGCCTTCTTGTTCCAGGAGCATCTTGAAGTCTTCAATTCTCCAGCGGTCGAAGCCGACTTCCTGCAGGTCGTACATGCTGGTTATTTCGGCAAACCGTTTGATGACGGATAGTTTGTTGATCGCGCGGCCCGAGGTGGTTTCCAAATAGCCGGCTTCGCGCCAGGCGATGTAGGGGACGCGGTCTTTGTCGGCCTTTTCGTAGAGTCCGTCGTTCGGTAGCCAGAACCAGGTGCGCAGCCTCCAGTGCGGGTCGTCGTCGTCTGGCTCGAAGAGCAGTGCCAGGGCGGTCAGGTCTTGCGTACTGGATAGGTCGAGGCCGCCCCAGCAGCGCCGGCCGATGAGCATGGCGTCGTCGAAGTCTTTGTCTTCGCCGTCAAACCAGACGTCGGGCCCGATCCACGGGGATTCGGCTTCGACCCACTGGCAGAAGTTGAGCCGTCGGACGATGCTTTCCTTGGCGGGCATTCCGCGCGCTTCGGTGACTTGTTCGCGCAGGTATTTGATGCCGGGCAGGCCGTGGCGCAGGCTGGGATTGGCTTTGTCCCAGCACTTTTCGTCTTTCATCGGGTCGTCGCCTTCGTCGAGGCCGCAGACGTAGGCGAAGAGTGCGTCGTCCTGGATCTGGCCGGCGGCGACTTTGATGGCTTGGTCGTGCCGTTCGTAGCAGTAGCTCTGTTTTCCGGCGCCGCTGTTGGTGATCATGAGGATCAGCGCTTGGCGGCGGCTCTTGGTGCCGGCGCGGAGCATTTCGACGACGTTGCCATTGCGGTGCTCGTGGATTTCGTCGAGCAGGGCGATGTGCGGGCGCGGGCCGCTTTGTCCATCGTCGGCACTGATCGGGCGGAAGAAACTTCCGCGTTCGACCCAGGCGAGGTTCCAGGCGTTGGCGCCAACGCCGGATTTCTGTATCCGGCCGCGCAGGGCGGGCGATTGATCAACCATGGCGACGGCGTCGCGGAAGAGGATCATGGCTTGATCCTTCTTCGTGGCGGCTGCGTAAATCTCGGCGCGCGGTTCGGCGTCGGCCATCATGCCGTAGATGCCGATTCCGGCGGCCAGCGGGCTTTTGCCGCTGCCCTTCGCCGTCTCGATGTAGGCTACACGGAAGCGGCGGTAGCCGTCGCTTCCCTTCCAGCCGAACAGGCTTCCGATGATGAAGGCTTGCCAGTCGAGCGGTTCGTAGGCGACGCCTTCATATTCTCCGCCGTTGAGCACGAGCACGTCGCGAAAGAAGCCGAGCGCGCGTTCGACGGATTTGATGTCGAAAAAAAGTCCCCTTGCGGGGCCTTCTTCGAGGTCTTTCAGGTGCCGCCTGCACGCGTCTCGAACGTGTGGGCCGGCAATACGCTTGCCAGATACGACTTCCTGCGCGTACTGCGTGGCCGCGTCAGAAATAGCGGGCGGCGCGGTCTTCTTGCTTCTGGTCATCAGGTGTCGCGGTGACGCGGGAACGCGCCGAAGGGGTCATACCGAACTCGGCGGC